GCCGACCTACCGTGAAATAGATGTAGATGAGACACTATCGGACCACGAAAATCGCATTTCTGATAACGAGCGTCGGTGGCTGCTTGCGAAAGGTGCGTTGGCTGCGTTAGCGACTATTCAAGGCACCAACGTTGCCATTGATGCTGCTATGTCACTATTCTAATGACACTACCCGACTTCGCACTCACTGACGACAGTGAACTAAAAACAGCCGTGCGTGACGCAACCAGTTACGACGACGCCGAAGATGGTGTTCCCGAATCACAGTTAGACGGTTTACTCGAAGACGCCAAGCGAGAACTATACGGACGGACAGGCTCGTCTGAATGGTATAACGACATTAATTATGGGCAGGCGTTGAAGGCGTGGACCTGTATTACTGTCAAGTCGGCTGTTGAAAATATTAACATTGACAGCTACAATATTGCGAACGAGTCAATTTCGCTGACCAACGCCGACCCCGATTCATCTCAACAGATTGAACTGTGGATGAATCAGGTTAGTCGCGGGTTAAACCAGTCTGAAGTGAATTTCACAAACGAGCAAGACCTTCAGTTTACAAACACAAGCGCATATATTGGATGAGAGCAAGTGGTATTTCACGCAACAGTTCGTTGCGCATGATAACGCGGATTATCCGAAGTCGGTCACGGACAGTAACATTCAACCGACCGACAGTATCACAGACCGCGTTAGACGATACCACAGAAACACTCGAAGAGCATACCGAGTCGGTGTGGTTATTTGAGCCACAAGAGTCTGTGTCTGACGAGATTACTGGTGAACGTATCAACGGCTCGCTCGGCGGATTAGTCGTTGCGACTGATACCGTCGATGTTCAGACAAACGACCGTATTACATACGGTGGTGTCGAGTATGAGGTTGATACGGTCGTCGGCCATCCGAACGACGCTGCCGCAGATGGCACGCCGTCTGAAGCCAACTTTTTTCAGATTGATTTCGTCCGAAGGCAATGACGATTAAAATAGAATCTAACATAGACGATGTTATTGATTCTATTGATGATGTAAAAGACGACCTTCGTTCAGAAATCCGCAAACGTGTTGGGCGTGTGTTACAAATGCTCCAACAGCGAGCAAAAGTGTACGTTCAAAAAGACGCTGATAGCAGTGGTCGTCTTCATCGGTCTATTAAAACAGACGTAAACGTTGGAGCAAAAACTGTTTCGTTTACGTGCTTTACCGACGCTGGTATCGCACCCCATGCTGCGATTGTTGAATACGGTACTGGCGACCGTACAGAAAACTATTGGCGTGGAAGTGAACAGTTAACACAAGACACTGCGGGCAAACCAGCACAGTTCCCATTTGATTCACCCGATATAGATTTGCCGCCCGAAGATGATTTATTTAATTTGAGCGGCTATGCGGGGTTCGCACAGTTTGTGAGCATTATACAGCGGTGGATGGAAACAAAACCTGTAACACCACAGAAAGGAGATGTATTTACATCTGCTGTATTGATTGCTCGAACAATTATTGAAAAGGGTAATTACGCACACCCATTTATGCGGCCAGCATGGTTCGATACAGAACTACGCTTCCGTAAAGCTGCGGCAAATGCGTTGCGTAATGCGGTGAGATAACATGGCTACACGAGAGACTATTCGAGTTGCGTTTTACGACGAGCTTGAGACAGCGGTTGATGGGTTAGTAAATGCTGGTAATATTAGCCAGCAGTATCCTGAGTCAGAAGAACAGTTGCCTGCGCTTGTCCATACTGATGCGTATCGGCAAGTGCCGATGAACAATAATACTGGTGTCAAAGAGGTTATTAACGGAACCCCCGTTATTTACCAGTACGCTGTGGTGAAGGAGGCTCAGTTTACTGTCACTGTCGCCGCACAATCTGAATCTGTCAAAGAAGCCATTTATGAGGCGCTTGAGACACATTTTGAGTCGTACACACTACCGCTCAAAGACGTGTCACAGTTACACGATGATGTAGTCAATGTACGAATTGATGATGTGTCAAGCACGGATGATGATAACTCTGAACCTGTAACACGGCAAGATGAGTTATCTATTATTGTGCGATATGAGCGCATTTACGAGCTTGAAGAAGCACAGATTACTGCGATTCAGAACGGCGTTACAATAGACAGCGTAACTGAAACTTACACAACAACATGAGTGAAACATACGGCGTAACTGCTGGCATTCCCGCAACAAGTGTTACTGTTAGTAGCGGTAACACGGTTGCGGTGAGTGCCGCATTTAACACGACCGCGGGGCTTGTTGGTGGCTATGATGCCGACAACGGTTCTGCGTCGGCAGAGGAAGTGGTACAGTGTAACTCGGCTGCTGATGCGGTAGCTGCGTTTGGCGACGGTTCGGAATTGGCAGAGCAGGTGTCTCTCGCACTACAGAATGGTGCGGGCACCGTCTACGCTGCCGCAGTGTCGGAGTCAGACAACACCGAGACAATCAGCGGGGCTGCTACTGGCACGCTGGCTGAGAATGTCATTGACCCGCGTGTCAATACTGAACATTCGATTACAATTACTGACACTACTGAAGCCGCAGATGTGGAGGTAACATATACACGCGGTTCTCCGACACAGCCGTCTGAAGCCAACACTGCTGAACTAAACGTTGCGACTGGTGAAATTGCGTTTGATGAGTCGTCTGACTACGACGTTGAGTACACCGCAGCCACGTTTACGAACGCTGTTGACGAGGTGATGAAGCGTGTGCCGCGTTCATTCGGCGTCTGTACAGAAAACGTGTCTGTTATTAATGACGCGCTTGCGACAGCCAACGAGTATGACGTAGACTTTGATTTCACCCACGTCTACGGTGGTGAATTTGTCGAGTACGATAATATTGGTAGCTACACCAACGCGTATGATGACCGACGCCTTGCCGCCATCTCGGCTGCGCGAGGCTTTACTGACGTAGCAGAGACAGCGGAAGTGCGCACTGTCGGTGCGGTCGCTGGCGCACAGAGTGGTTCGGAACTTGGTGATTCGACTACTGGTGAGTCGCTGAGTGGAATTGTGTCGCTGGCACAGTCGCCGTCGAATCAGACCGCCGCAACACTCATTGACGAGGGTGTGTATCCGCTCCAAGACCGTGGCGAGATTACGGTCGTGAAGGATACGACAACCTCGTCTGACGCCCGCTTTAACCGCGTGGCGTGGTCTGAGATTACAGACGAAGTGGCTGAAATTTCCAATCAGATTAGTCAAAGTTTCGTCGGTGAAGGAAACACGGCTGATAATCGACTTCAGCTTGCTGAAGGGCACCGTTCTGCCTATGAGGAAATGGAAGACAGTGGTCTGCTTGATGATTCTGTCGTGTCTGTTTCGGAAGGTGGTACTCCATCTGAGGTAGACGTAACTATTGGTGTTGATATTGTTGATTATATGGACACAATTGCCGTCGATATTGTCGTCGGTGATGTTATCCGTAACGGAGGTGCTAACTAATGACATGGCTCCCTACAAACGCGAATGACGTAACGCTTATTGTCAGCCGTGTGCTGCGCAACGACAGCGGTACTCGAACAGGCACACGAGCTCTGTGGCTGACTTTTCAGTTAGTTCTGACGAAGACCTTAGTGGTCTGAGCGGCGTCGGCAACCCCGAGGCGCTTGGCATTTCTCGCGGTGACGTTGAGCATACGTTCGATTTCACCGTCGAGGGGGAAGACGCTGAACTGTTCAGCGGGCTGGCGAGCGAGAATGGCCGTGCCGTCGAACTTGAAATTATTGTCAAGGCACAGCAGTATAAAGGCACGCTGACTGGTGCCTACGCTGGTACTCGTGAGCTTAGTGGGTCGAGTGGCGACCCAATCGAGTACGCTGTCGATGGAATGGCAACAAAGTACCGCGACGGCACGCTCGACACAGACGAGTAAGCGTCACTCTTTTTTTTTATATTTAAACACGCGTAGCCAAAGCAACACTTTTTTATACATAGGCTACCTATATTATAGTATGGGAGATGTTTGTCAGCAGTGTGGTAATGAGTATAAAAGTATTGGGCAACACTGGTCACAAAACAGTTCGTGTAGCCACCCAAGTTTTACAAACTATCAAAAAGAGATTATTACTGGCTTATTAATGGGTGATGGTAGTATTAACAACTGTGGTAAAAATCCATATATTCGTGTTGGAGTAATTAGTCCAAACTATCTCGAATATGTCTCAGACCAGTTTGGTGTTTTGGGCGGTGAGGTGTGTTTAAGGCAGACAGCAGAAGAATCTGCGAAACATGACAGAGATAGAGGATTTAGCCCAAACGCCAAAAAAGAAAATTACTCAGATGTGTATTTTTGGCAGTCTATGTGCCATCCTGAGTTACAAAAATTTGCTGACTGGTATAGCAGCGGTAAAAAAGTGTGGCCTGCTGATATAGAACTAACACCAACTGTGTTAAAGCACTGGTATTGTGGAGATGGATATTGGGATAATAATCATTATAATAACCATATCAGAATTGCGATGGCAAATGAAATAGATAATACAGACAAAGTAGACCAGATGTTCAGGAATGTCGGCCTACCAGTACCAAGCAATTACGCTATTTCAGAAAGCAATTGCGTTGCGACATTCACTGTCGAGCAGTCGAAAGAATTGTGGAAATATATGGGAGAACCGCTGCCTGACTTTGAATATAAATGGCCTGAGCGCTTTCATTAATTACACAGTACGGGCTATACGGAATGAGTGACTTATTTAGCGCCCGAGAAAAGGTTGAAAAGGGGGCCGAGTGGCGTGGTTCTATTAATGTTGACATTGGCGGCGATGTAATGAACCTCACTGTTCGGCAGCTTGTTGACCCCGAGCAATGGGAAGTCATGTCGAAAGTTGACACAGACGAACTTGAAGCACTCCAAGAGCAGCTTCCTGAAGACAAGATGGAACGCCTTGAAGAGCTTCAAGAGGCCGATACGCTGTCTGAAGCCGAAGAAGACGAGCTTGAAACGATTCAGACAGATATTGAAGAAGAAGAGATTGATATTTTCGACACGCTTTCGTATGAAACGTACAGCGGCTTGAAAACTGCTGCTGAGTACGGCGTTGAGCCTGACCAGTCTGACATTCAGACAGTGATTGCGAACAACGCCGACGAACTTGAAGACACGTACGGCAGTATGACCGAGAACGCGGCTCGTGAATTTATCCAAGACCGTGACATTCAGCCGCTTGTTGAAAAGTCTACTAATTTCGCCTCGTTCACTATTGGCGTGAAGGTGCTTGGTGAGACGTTGGGTGATTCAAAAAACTGAAAGAGCTTGCCCACTCTGACATGGGCAAAGAAATATACATTCTTCACGACAATGGGAGACAGTTATTCACGTCTCCGCATGATTGTACGCCTGTACAGCGGTTTGTCTATGTGATGGCTCGTAATCACCACGAGGATGACCCGCAAGACGCAGAACCAAGTGGGTTCAACAAAGCACAGAAGTTCAACAACGCGACAAGCTACTGAAACCCATCCCCAATTAATTATAGTATCTACAAACGTATAAACGTTTCGTGTCTTCGGCACTCGCACGGTTCGCACCATGCGTAACCGTGCCGAGATAGACGAGGCTACTCGGCAGGCTTGCCGAAGCACGGAACGCGCAAGCGGTTCCGCGCTAAGCTTTCGTCCCACCCCACCACCCAACACACAACAGCCGACAAAAAGTGTCGCCTCTTTCTAAGGCACCCCACACGCCGACACTGCCGTCGCAGTTACGTGAGAAAAATTGACTGACGCGGCTGTGTGCGGCTCTGAACGGCACATGACTCAAATAAACAAACCAGTACGCTATAGATAAGATGGCCGCGATAGAGAACTTAAAAATTATCGTTGATGCCGAGATAGGCAAAGCTGTAGCGTCACTTATCGACCTTCAAGATGAGTTACGTGATGTAGCAGAGTCTATTCGTGATGTTCGTGCGACAGGGCAGAATGGAATTGACGTAAACACAAAAGTTGAGTCCATTACTGATGACCTTATTGCGTTACAGCATCAGATAGCCTTATTCGAGCGTGCTAACGATATTAATATCGGAACAGACATAAGTGGTGGGGGTGGTATGTCACGCGGTGCGATGGGTGCTGCCTTTGGC